GTATAGCTTGTAGCTTATTTTGATAATAATGTAAATATTACATAACCCATTGCACTAATTAATGAGCCTGTAGATATTAGTAAAATCTTTTCTACTCGTTTTACTCTTTCTTCTATTGAATTAATTTTATCGTGAGTTAATTTTTGCATTATCCTACATAGCTTTTCGTGAGATTCTATTTTCTGTAATGCGTTTGATTTAACCATTAGTATTTTTTGTTTCTTTTTTTCATAGCTGAATCTTTCATCAGTTTGCCATTTGGCATTCTATGATAACCTTTAGGAACTTTTTTAGTTTTAGTTTTTTTAGCCATATTAATTACTTAATTTTCCACCAGACCATTTAGCCTCTGGTAATCCATTAATATAGTTTTTTCCATCAAATGTCAAAACTTGCTTTCTGTTTGAGTCTTGATTAAAGCTACAATGAACCCACCCTGAATTAGCACCCTCATCTTCTTTCCAAAATTCTAAAATCAGTTGGTCAAAAAGACAATGCCCTTGAACCCACAAAGCTAGTTCTAAATTACTTACACCAGATATTTCAAAATCAACAGCTTGTCCTTTTGTATGTTGTGAAGTTTTTGAAGAATTAATTGCTACACATAATTCCTCACTACGATAGCCAGATGTAACTATAATTGGTTTTTCAAACTTTGCTCTTACAGGCTCTAATACTCCATAACAAAGATCAGTAAGGTTTTTAATCTCTCCAGCACCAGCTTTGTTAGTTATACCAAGCCTGATTGCAGTTGATGACTTTTCAAATTCTTCTAACTTAAAGTGTTTGGAAAGTTGCATTTAAAACTCCTTATGAAAGTTGTTTAATTTTATTATTTAAAATTATCTAATTTAACTTTAGCTACTGTGTCTTTCCAAGTAGTAGTACCATTCAGTAAGTCTTTGTATTGCATATCCATTTGGTCTTGAATTAATAAATAATCATATGCTCTTTTATTTATTGTTGTTATTGCCATTATTCAAAATCTTCTTTAGTAAATTCAAATCTTTCAATAGTAGATAAATCTTCTATATCAGTCCAAATAGGTTCTAATTTTTCACCATCATAATTAGGTTCATTATAGTTATCAGGATAGGTTTGAGTATCTTGTTTTCTTGTAATACTTCCTTTTAATAAATTCATAAACTCTGTGTGTTCAGTGGTTCCTTGAATTTTATCTAAATCTTTTCTTGTGTTAATATTGTATTTCATAAATTATACTTTAAATCTTTTGATTATATTGTCAATATAACATTTAATATTATAGCTATTGCTCCATTGAATATGACCATGCCAACTAGCTAAAAATCTAGTTAATTTTTGATTATCATTATTTAATAGATATTTATTAATTTTTCTTTTGGCACGAACTACACTTTGTTTTCTTAATAATTTATAATCTTTCCATATTCTATAACCTAAAAAATTTATACCTTGATGGGTAGAAGAAACATGCCATTTCCCCATATTTAATTTTAAATGAATACGACAATATTCTTCTAATTGAACAAATATATTTCTTAATAATTTTTTATTATTATCAAGAATAACAATATCGTCCATGTATCTAGCAAAATATTTTACTTTTAATTTGTGCTTTATAAAATGATCTATGTCATTACCATATATATTAGCAAATAATTGACTTGTTAAATTTCCAATAGGTATGCCTGTTTGATTGGTGGGTGTTATTAATTTAATTAAGTTAAATGTTTTATTGCATTTAATCTTTTTTCTAATCATTTCTAATAACATATTTGTATCTATGCTAGGAAAGTATTTTCTAAAATCTGTTTTTAAGAAATATGTAAAGTCATGTTTTCTTAAATTAGACTGAATATATTTAACTCCAGTATGTGTTCCGTATCCTTTTCTACACGCAAAAGAATTAGGTAAAAATGTTTTTTCAAATATAGGTGTTATAATATTACATAAAGCATGTTGGACTATTCTATCTTTAAAAGATAATGCAGATATAAGTCTTTTTTTAGGTTCATAAACATAAAAATTTCTATATTGACCTATTTGGTATTTATTATTGATTAGTTCATTTCTTAATTGAATTAAATTATATTGATCAAATTCTTTAAATTCCAAGTAAGAAAATGTTTCCTTTTTACCTTTACAGGTATTTTTATAAGCTAATTGTAAATTATTAATATCTACAATTTTTTCAAATAAGTTTCTATATTTTAAACCCATATTATTGACAATGCGTTTCTATATTTCAATACTCTGCAATACATCAAATCTAAGTTTTGTATTTGCCGAAGCAGGATAAGAAAGCTGATCGTAAAGATCAAACATAGTAGGCTTGTGGCGTTACTATAGTTTAAATTCATATCACAGACGCCACGAGACCCAATATTGTTATTAGAATTAGTTGGAGCATTATTCCATTTAGAATTACGTGATCCAGAGTTAGAAGTATTATTCCAATTACCACCGAGTTTCACGACGTGACTATATCTCTCTTACCCTTTTTATAACTAATCCACGAATCCATACAAAGAATACAATCAGACAATAATTGCTGAGAATAACCTTGTTGTTTAAGTGTTAATGCTTTCACATTTTTATTAGTCATAAATCTTAAATAAAATCTTAATAACGACATGCCTGAATCTACTAAATACATCTTAGATATTTGATTAGATTTACCAGCATCATTAATAAGTTGAACTTGTTTTAATAAACATTCTAATATTTGTTTTTTTAATATACCATGTTTTCTAGGTATGTTTTGTATGATTGGATATAAGTAATTTATAACCTTTTCATATTTTTCTATAATATTCATTTGTTTGTGATTAATCGTTAAATCTTTAATAATGGTTTTCACCATTATTCGTTTGTTTTATGATCACAGACGCCACGAGACCCAATAAAGTTACCAGAAGTAGTTGGAGCACTACCCCATTTAGAATCACGTGACCCAGAGTTAGAAGTATCACCCCAATAACCACCGAGTATCACGACGTTAGATAGATTATAAGTTGAACCACGACCTTCAGTATTAGCAGTGTAAGCCGAAGAACCATTAGGTCCACCAAAATCATTACCCCAAGTACGCATACAGCCAGTTGATTGGATAACACCCCATTTAGAAGTAAAATTATCGTCTGTTGCACTCATTTGTGTTGTAGTTGGGTCACTTCCTCTTGAACTTGCTTCTGTAGTTCCATAAGCTAATGCAGAAAATTCTTGATAAGTAGGTGGTCTTTTCCCATGAGAAGATAATAGTTCAGCTTGTTCCCACCAAGTATAAGAACCATAAGTTGTTGAACCATTACCACCAAATAAACTTGGTACTTTAGGTGGTGAACTTCCATCTGCTATTGTAACATTATAATAAGATGTTCCATTAGTATGATGGTCAACTCCTGTTAAATAAATATCTGACCAAAAATGTCCACCAACTAAAGTCATTCCTCTTGGGTCTGGACAATTAGGTTTCCATTTTAAATCCCATAATGAATATTCGTTAATTGATGCAGTAGTATCTCCACCTGATGTTCCTGTTGCGTTTCCACCAGGAGCATAATGAAATCCACCTACTTTTCTAGCATTTGCTGATGGTGGACTAACATGGTCTGTAGTTGCTTCTAAAGCACCAGCAGTTGTACACCAAATAGCATAATCTGTTCCAGCTGTAGCTGATGGCATAGTAATAGAAGTTGCTGAAGCTATAGTTTTAACATCACCATTAACTTCAATGTATAATCCTGTGTTAGTCTCCATTGTGAAAGCACCTGTTTTATCCCAAGCAACAACTGTTGGGTCAATTTTAGAAAATAATCCATATGCTATACTTCCAGAAGAAGCATCACCCCAAGAAATATCAGTACCATCTGTTGTTAAAAATTGACCAACAGTACCAGTTGTTAAAATTGATGTAACAGCACTAGCATTTCCATAAAGAATACTTCCTCTACTTAATGCGTCTAATTTATTTAATTCTGTTGCAGTAGAAGTTACTCCGTCAAGAATATTTAATTCAGCAGTAGTTGATGTAACACCATCTAATTTATTTAATTCTGTTGCAGTAGAAGTTACTACTACATCTTCATTTATTTTAGGTGAAGTTAAAGTTTTGTTTGTAAGCGTTTCTACTCCAGCTAAAGTTGCAAAACCAGATGTACTTACAGCAACATTTTCCCACACACTACCACTATAAATACGCATAATATTTGAAGCAGTATTATAATAAAGCATACCAGCAGCTAAAGCATCACCATCATTATCTGTAGTTGGATCAGAAGATTTAGAACCTAAATAAACATCATCAAAAGCGTCAGCAGAGGCTGCAGCTTCTGTAGCAGAAGTAGAGGCATTAGTTTCAGATGTACTAGCATTGGAAGCAGAAGTAGAGGCATTAGAAGCAGAAGTTCCAGCATTAGTTTCAGAAGTTCCAGCATTAGTTTCACTTGTACTTGCGTTACTTGCTGATGTACTTGCATTTGATGCTTGAGTAGTAGCTGTACTTGCAGATGTTGAAGCATTACTTGCTGATGTAGCAGCATTTGTTTCTGATGTAGCTGCGTTAGTTTCTGATGTCGCAGCATTTGTTTCGGATGTACCAGCATTTGTTTCAGAAGTTGCTGCATTAGTTTCTGATGTTGCAGCATTAGTCTCTGCTGTCTCTGCATTAGTCTCTGCTGTTTCAGCATTTGTTTCAGCTAGTTCGGCAGCTGTTTGTGCGGTTTCTGCATCATCTTCTGATGATTGTGCGTCTGCTGCACTAGCTGCTGCTGCTGTAGCAGAACTTGCTGCACTATAAGCATCTACTAATAATGCAAAATGATCTGTGTCTGTTAAAGTATCTCCAATAACACTATTTGCTATACAAATATAAACATTATTTAATTGACCAGCAGTTGTAGATTTAATCATATCTCTAATAGCATAAGCTGCTGTAGTTGTTGTTGCGTCTGTACCTTGATATGTACCAAGTTCTTGTGTTACAGCAATTTCTCCAGAAGAATCAAATGCTAAAATTTTATTTGCTCTATCTGTTGCACCTACAGTAAATTCTGTAGAGGTCATTGTGTTTGTTGCTGATAATTTTATAGAACGATTTACTTCTTCTTGAAGTTGTTGAATCGTCATGGTAGCACGATCCAAACCCTCTTCATGTGATTCCGCAGGGAATGGATCATTTGCAATATAATCTATTGCTTGGGTTTGCGGCACTTCTCTTCTAACTACTACTGTCTCTGTTCCAGTTGGTATATTACCTGCAGTAAATACCACATTACCACCAGATGCACTTCCTGCACCAGTTACTGTGTAATGAGTTGTTAAAGTTTTTATAGTCTCAGTTCCTGTAGCTGATCTAATAATTACTTCTAAGTCTGTGTCTGCAAAAATCTTGAATCCGTAAACAAAAGTATCGTTACTACCATTGCCTGAGTATGAATTTTTTACTGTTGTGCTTGATACTATCATATTACTCTCTCTATATAATCATTTTACTTCCTAGGCAACAATTCTTTTGGTTTTTCATATATATCAAAAGTAGTCTTTCTAAAGCCATATTTCTCTATTTTAGCATTTTTATAAGCCTCTGCAACTTCTGGATATTTTTCTAACATATCTTTTTCAGCTTGTTTTGTATATACTTGAAATA